TACACCATCATGAGCTCCAATATCCATAAATATCCCATTTTTATACCCTTTAAAAATACAAGTCTCTAATGATCTATCTTGACTATATTGACTATAAAAAGTATTTATAGTACCTTTGAAATATGATTGAGATTCGTATCTTCTAGAATCAATTTGGTTATTCCAAGTATACATATAATAAGATATTATCGTACGTATTCTTTAAATATAATAAGATTTAAAGAATATTATTTTATTATATAGTAATATGAAATTATGCATCCTTGATCCAGCATGTCATGTGCCAGGATTGAAGCTACTCTTCCCAGAAGCTGAATATTTTTCACATGAACCTGATTCCTTTTTTAATTTTGTTGCAACGAAGCACTATAGTAAACAAGAAAATCTACATTATACTGGTATAGAGTATGATACAGATTGGACAAAAATTAATAGTAGTAATTACGATACATTATTTATTGTTGTACCTCTTGCAGACTATTTTGATCCACTGAATAAAGAATTTGGTAATTCATTAATTCCAATGCGTAATCGTATAAAAGATATTATATATAATAATAGTTTCTCTAATATATCTCTTTTTGATATATATGACTATGATTACGATCCAAGTACAATGAATACGCTCTGGCCTGTATCGCATTATTTCAAACGAAACTATAATAAGACTAAAACATACAATTCAAATGTATATCCATTTCCTTATATAATGTTTACAAAGCCATGTGTATTAACAATGTGTCTAAATCATGATTTAAATGATTTATATATTAAAAATAATGCAGCTATCTGGTGTGGAGGATTATATAATCATATAGACGAAACTAGAAATATAAGACGCAGTAGATTAGATATATATAATAAAATAAAGGATGTAGTTATTACACTTCATAATGTACCACGTGAAGATTGGATAAGGTGTATAAAGTCAAGTAAGATAATTGTAGATCTTATAGGTGTAGGTGAGCCAAATCACAGGACATTTGAAGTACTTACAAACGGCAGCCTTATATTATCAATGAATCATGATCTAGAATGGGGATTTGATAGTTGTGATAGATTCCATGAATTTACATTTTTTAAGACTGCAGATGAATTTAAGTATAAGTTACATTTGCTATTAAATGATGAGACTATATATAAGGAGTGTTTAGAACAACAAAATATGATTGTAAAGAAATACTTTAATACAGAATTTTTTAGGGGATATATTTTAAAGAATATGAGGCTGGTCTAAACATTCATATTTATTATAGTCTAATGAAGATAATAATACTTGGCTCAAATGGTATGCTAGGTTCTATGTTATCATTTATAGGTAAGAGATATAATAAAGATATTATATCTCTTAGTCGTAAAGACTTTGATGCAGAGAAGGATAATATAAATAAATTGGCAAACTATATTCAGGAAGACTCTTGTATAGTTAATTGCATAGGTGCTATACCCCAAAAAAAGTATTCTGATAATAGCTATAAACAACTAAATACAGAATTTCCTTTAAACTTGGCTAAATTATGTAATAAGTACTCGATACCACTTATTCATATAAGCACAAATTGTGTATTTTCAGGAAATAATCCAAACTGTATTGAGACAGATATACCTGATGCAAATGATTTATATGGGCGAACTAAATATGAAGGAGAACCGATACACTGTACAGTTTTAAGATGTAGTATTATTGGACCAGAACGTAATACATCTTGTGGTTTAATGGAATGGTTTTTATCTAAGGATGGCATAGTAAATGGGTATGTAGATCATTATTGGAATGGATTAACAACATTAGAACTATCTAATGTAATCTTAAATATAATAGATGAAAATAAATTTATAAATGGTATTCAGCATTTATATTCTCAGAATAGTCTATCAAAATTTGAACTCTTAAAGCTAATATCTGAGAAATCTTCTAGTAAATGCACGATAGTACCCATTAGTGCTGGAATTAAATATTATACATTAAAATCAACAATTAACCCTCCTAGAATATCGCTAGAACAGCAAATAACTGATCTATTTGATATATTAAATAATTATAAATTATCAAATTAAGCTCTATATAATTCATTTTGTGTTACAGCTACAAAGCCCTCTACACCAAGAGTCTCTATAAATACATAATTACCTTGTAAAATACGTTTAAAAAGTATTTCTATACCAATATCATAATTATCTCTTTCAATATTACACATATTTAAAACTACTGCATAGTCATCTATTTTACAAATTGGTACTGAATATATTACAGTAGTTACCATATGCTCATAATTTTTAAATGTCATATAATCTAGTGAATAACTGTCCAAATTAAATAAACTATTTAACCAATATCTACCTGAAATCTTGAATATTCTCCTTATATTTTTAATATCATCTCGTAATTTAAGTTGCTCTACACCTCTTATTAATTTTCTAACCTCACCCAGACCCTTTTTAGGCGAATCAATTGCCTCTAGTACCCACGTATCATCTTTAAAATTCATATAAATATCTGTTAATGCAATCAATTGATTTTCCTTTTCTTGATCTAACGACTTTCCTTCTAAAAACATAATTATAGAATTAGGCACCTTTTCACGTATAGTATTTATAGTTTTTAATGTATCTTTAAAACGTTCATCTGGGCTATATGTACTTCTATTAGGGGTATATCCCCAACCAATACTATTATTAGTATTTATTACACTTGTTATTAAAAAACAGTCCATATGATACTATATAATATCGACTGTTTAGACTATTATTTAATTAAATATACTCGTATAACTTAAGATATTCCATTAAATCATCTTTACTAATAACTACATGATTACTAGATAAGGGAGATATACTAGTAGATTGAAATTTAGATGTTATATGGATATACTTATCCACTATTCCATTATATGCACAATCTGCTTCATATTTAGAAATTAGATCCTCATTAATCTTTTCAACGCATCTTAGTCCAGTAATAATAACTCCCTTATTATATATTTCTGAAAATACATCAATAAGATCACTAATACTAAAGGCTCTTATCTTAGGCACAATAATCTCGTTATTTTTACCATGTTCTATAGCATATTCTATTAAATCAACACTTTCTTCTAGACGCATAATAAACCTTGTCATTTTTATATCGGTTATAGAAAAATGAGAATAATCAGGTGATTTTCCAATATTGTGAAGTAATGGTAGTATAGAACCACTTGAATTCAGTACATTGCCATATCTTACTGCAACAAATTTTATACCTGGTACAAGTGTATTTTGAATAATCTTTTCAGATGTTGATTTAGAATACCCATATATTGTAATTGGTAAACATGCCTTATCAGTAGATACAAATAAAAGCGTTTCTAGCGATCTATAGCTTATTCTATTGTTTATAATATCATTAACTATATTATGTAAACCATTTACGTTTACTTGAAATGTTTTAATTGGTTGCTTTTCACAAATATCTATATGCTTCAATGCACAAACATATAATATTAAGTGTGGATCAAATAAATAGACTGAGCTACACACTTCATCATAATATGTTACATCACCAATTATCTGTTTTAGATTTTCTGATTTTATTAGTGTTCTAAGATTCCATTGTTTTTCTTCATTCCGAGATATATTCATTACTTGATTATCTTTAATAAATTTAGATGTTAATGAAATTCCAAGTGACCCTGATGCCCCTACTATTAATACTCTCTTGTTTTGCATATATATCTTACTTAGTTTAACTAGTTTAAGTGATACCGTGAAGTACTTAATTAAGTGGTATAAATAATTAGTTTGTTTCTAAAAAAGATGAAATTCGTACAAGTTGGACACTCGCATCATAGAAATGAAGAATCATTCGTACGTGGCTGTCTACTTTTTAATATTGAATATCAAAAGGTAGATAGTGCACATCAGCTTGATGGAACTCCAGATTTAATATGGTCTATAAGCACATGGATAGACCCAGCTCTATTCCCAGATTCTAAGTTCCTATTTGGACCTCAGTTTTTCATTTTTCCTTCTAAAGATGGTCCCCTCGCTAGTTGCACAACACCTAATATTGCATCAAGATGCTTTTATAATTGTCTATCTGACTGGAATATTAAAATTCATAATGTATTTGCACCAAATCCAACAATACCATATATTTGTCTACCTTTTGGTATTGATACAGATAATCTTAAGCCAAATATATCAATAGCAAAAAAAGATAATATTCTGGTCTACTGGAAGCAGCGTAATATACAAGATTTACAGCGTATACTATATATATTAACAAGTAATGACTTGGCATATACACTTGTAAAGTATGGCAACTATGATAGTAAAGAGTATCATAGACTTCTTCAAGAGTCTAAGTTATGTATTTGGTTAGGGCGTCATGAATCGCAGGGATTTGCTTTTCAAGAGGCACTCTCTTTAGATGTCCCTCTATTAGTCTACGATGTTGTTGATATGAAAGAAGAAATAAATCAGTATAATCAGTCTGAATATGCTAATTATAATATAGCTCTTCCAGCATCTGCTGCATCATACTGGGATTCTAGATGTGGTGAAAAAACTACGGATCCGAATGAATTATATGAACTGCTTAATAAGATGCTTAATAATTTAAATACTTATAAACCAAGAGAGTTTATTGAAAATGAATTATCAGATAAAGTGTGTTTCAAAAGGCTACTAGATATGTTTAATTTTAAGAATACTATTTAGATAGGACTAGATGTCATTCCTCCCCTACTTATTCGCCCTCTACCTTGCAGGTGTTGATGCAATTATCATGCCACTCTTGAAGGCAAAAAAAATAGGTATGCTTACGGGTACATGGATGTTACCTTTAGCATCTATTATTTACGCAATGCAGCCTCTCGTATTCTTTCAATCGCTCTCAATTGAATCAATGACAATTATGAATATTCTCTGGGATGTGATGAGTGATGTGCTTGTAGCGATAATAGGTATTTATGTATTCGGTGAATCCCTATCAAAAATACAGGTGATTGGCCTTATATTGTCATTATCCGGTATAACTTTACTTGGATTTAAGGACGATACTTACTCGTCATAGAACGTGTGACGACCCGTGTACTCTGGGACTGCATCCGTCTGACGAGTCCGATTGTAGCTGCGTAGCGTAGAGGCGTATGTGTCCTCACGGCTTAGCTCACCATTGTCGAGATTCTCCAGAGCTGCACTCATCAGCTCACAGACATGCTCCCGATAGTAGAGGTCAGACATGCTGGATGCATCCAACAGAATGCGAGGCATCGCCGGCACATCAAACTGAATCTGACTAAATCCCTGCACATCCAGATACTGGTTCTTCAAGAGGAGGTAGACGTGTCTCAGAACACGCTCGTGGCCCAGACCCATCAACAGGTGCATCACTGGAGCATGCATCTTAGTTGACACACCGTCATTCACGTCCTTGTAACGAACATCAAAGTCGCCCGTCGTCAAGTTCTTGCGAATGGTCAGAGTGTCATCAGTGTTGGGCTTTCCCTCACTGTTGTTGCGGATGAATCGGATGGTGATAGAAAGGCGGGAATACATGGACATCTTATTGGGTATACTAACATACCTGGCGAGTAGCCATTCAATTTTTGAATTTTATTAGACTGTGAATTTTAATATTGAAATTTAATTTTCATAAGATAATCTAGATGGCCTCACCACCCGGTAGAAGTTTACCAGATAGAAGTCTTGTAATGAGGATTTTAAACTCAGTTCGAGGTCCAACGCAGAAACAAGATGTAAAAGATTCTAAACTTATACAATATATAAGAGAGAAAGATTATAATAAGGTTTCAAAATACTTGAATAGAGGTGCGAATGTAAATGTAGTTGATGCTAATGGTAAAACACCAATGGAACACGCCTTAATAGTCGCCTTAGTCCCCGACTCTGAGTTCGTCAGGACTGACTTACCAAATTTTATTATAGGTTTTAGTATAGCAAGATTATTATTGACGAAACATCCAATTCTGGAACCTCCTCTCTTTAATAAACTAATAACTATACTTAGAAGTATAGTTAATATAGCAAAACGAGAGAATAACATAGAAAAACATACAAATGGTGTTAGATTATATAGAGAGTTGGTATATACTATAGAGCCTAATCAAAGGCATATTTACATAAATAATCTTCAGTTCCATGAAACACTAAACCGTGAGTTGCAATTTCTTTATAAACGTAGGGAAATAAGAAGGACTAAACAAGGAACTAATATAGAAGCTACACTTCAGGAACAACTAAGAATATTTAATGAACAAGAGGAAATTCATAGAATAGCTGCAGAACAAGAACAAAGACGTTTAGGTGTACCCGTTGAAGACGCTTATCATGTCCATCGTGAATCTGATAAATTCAGAGAAAAAATTCCAGAAATTCTTGGGATAATTAATAGAGATTTAGAAAATCCTGATCCAGTTAAATATGAAGATATTAACGCTGTATTTGATACACTTGCTAGACATATAACAGGGAGTCCAGAATTTGAATCGAAGGCAATAAATTCTATACAAGTTAATAAACCAGATGGCACGAAGGGTCCTAAAATATTGTCTAGGGCTGAATGGTTAATTGATGTTGGAAAGGTAAAAGAAGGGGTAATCGGTTCTTCTTCAGATAAAAAAATTCAGATGGGTCTAATTTTTGATTTTATAATAAAACATAAAGAACTTACAGATTGTTTTATCGTAGGGTTTATTTCTGATTGTACTAATGCATATGCTAATGGTCATATTAGCTGTTATGCTGGTATAATTGAACGAACCATTTCTACTTTAATCAATTGTATCAAGGGAATGAATGAAGGTATATTCGGTGAATTAAATGAAATTATAGAAGGTAATATTAAATCGTGGGCTGAGTTAGATAAGGGAAAACAAGCGGTATATATAATGGCATGGAATCAATTCCTTATAGATTGGTCTAAAAAAAATAATAGTGTTCAAAATATAAAAGATATGGAACCTAGAGCTCGAAGTGACGCTGCTATGGCTGATTTTAAACGTAAAGAATACATTCCAAGCTATGTTGAAGAACATATTAAGTCTGAATTATTTGAAGGACTAAATGATATGTGGGAAGATTATGGATTTAATTCACAAGGTGGTGGGAGATATAGAAAAAAGACAAGAAAATATAGAAAGAAGTCAAAGAGAACTAGACGGCATTAAAATAGTGAGCACGAAGCGCTTCTGGATTCTGTTTCTTTGATGCATTATACGCAGATGCACCATGAATACGATGCAGTGTTAGGACCTCATCCAAATTATAGAATCTGCGCCCTTCTAAGACAAGTCTGCACCATAAATCATAATCATCTAAATAAAATCTATCAGTGAAATTAGTCAGTTCTTTTCTCATAAGAATTGACGAATTTATCATCGGATTACAGCTCTTAAAATCATCCACTGTGATTTCCCCAACTGGAATCTGTGGAGACCCGTTCATCTGACCAAAATATCTACAGTATGTCCCTATCACGTCTAAGTGAGGGTACAAATCTCTTATGTGGATTTGCTTGAGGAGCTTAGTTTCTAGCCACATGTCATCCACATCTAAGAAGGCTACCCAATCAGCCTTAGCATCTGCAACAAGAGCATTCATAACTTCTGCACCCCCTTTCACATTAGGGTAATTTATTACACGAATCTGACTACTATATGCATTCTGTTCTACGATTTTATTAGCCTGTAGATGCACATCATTTCCATCTGGACCATGACCATTCACACCTATGAGGAGGTCCCAGTCATCATATGATTGTTGGCAGACTGACGCTAACGACTCATGGAGAAACTCTATTCCGTTGTATAAGCGTATAAGAACACTCACAGAAGGGGTCATTAGATAAATTAGGAGATTCGGCTTTAGTATGCAAACATCATGGTACCTCGACCACCATAGATTCTCAAGATATTATATGTTTCAGCAAATACTCTCACTAAGAAACGTTCAACATAAACGTCTGTAGGGTCTCCAGTTTTTCCGTGAAAGCCTAGGGACAGAGATACACGTTTAATCTTATCTAGATTTGCCTCACCAAGCGGCGTTGAAAATGGATTGAGACCGTTCTGCAATCCGAGAGGCATATTATAGTAATAGCGGTTAATCCATGGTGCCTTTCTTTGCTCTGTAGATGGAAGCAACGACCTGAAGACTGCAACATTCTCAGTTGAATATCTGGTGAGCGTCTCATTATAGTTCAAGGCCAACCAGCGAATCGGCTCTGAGCCACTTCTTGAGAATCCTGGTCTGAGATTTCCATATAGCCGTGCATCTAGCCCTGATGCATCTGGCCACCAGAGTGCATAGGGCTTGTTGACACCCTTGTAGAGGTCTTTCGTCGCTAAAAAGTGTGCATTGAGTGATGGGGCCTCGTACCTCTGACAAAAGAAAAAGATATCTCGTGTTGGATTCGGTATATCCAGATAGAGTCTGGCGTAGGTTGTGCCTTGGGTATCTTGTGGATTTAAGATATAGTGTTGAACAACAGGGACCTGTATATCTGCAATACGAAATCTGTTTGCTTCGGCCTTATCTAGATAGATATATTCTACTATTAAATACGACTCCTGTATGGCCAGATTAGACGTCATATTCAGCTTAGGAAATGCTAATAAGGGATTATTAACAGGCCTATTCGGCTCAATATTGGGCATCAGATTGCCTGAAGAGTCTTCGTAATAGAAGGGCGAATTCGCCATAGGTTGAAGAGACCCACCTTCAACTGCTAGAACTGGTGTTGCTGCACGAGAATCTGTGTAATAAAGACTTGTGACTGGCTTGAAATTTACTGTCAAGCGGACTTCATCGACATTGAGTGCGTCAATTGGTAATGCGCATCCTGGATCTCCTCTACTAAACCAGAAAGGCAGATGAGTTGTCACAGTCTGATTTATGTTACTGTATCCGTATGTAGTCTGAGTAAAGCCATTGTCAGACCTACAGAGTTGGCGATTCTTCTCATTGACCTTTTCTAGGGGTGTCTGAAATTCGTCTATGACCTCCATGAGTTGTCCAGATAATGTCTCAACTAGATTACCGCCTATTGTCAGAGTAGTTGTATCTACGATGCTGTGGCCCAAGTTATTTGTCCAGCCGAAATATGGTCCCACTAAATCTGTATTGAAGACTGGCTTTTCTGGAGATATTTTATTGAGTGTAATTGTTACTGGAGTTGTTGTATTATAATATGTTCCGAAGGTGAGCCATTGAGTTCTCTGTGTTGCTGTAAAGGTCTGTGTTACATTTTGATTCTGCATATATTGTGACCCAGACCCATATATTGGATTTCTCAACCAAGATAATCGGTAATTTCCTGGAGAAGATGGTTCTGGATACACAGATAACGTGGGATCAAATGTCTGGGGATTCGTGTATGGCAGAGAGCGTTTTGTAACGACTGTAAAGATACCTAACACATCAGAATTTATAATATAGGACCATGTAATACCATCTTCTGACCTCATAATGATACCATTCGTTATTTCTTCAATTTCATCCACTGTTACAATTCCAGTTGCAATAAATATAGTTCCATTCCACGTGATTGAAAATAGATTTGCATCTGTATATGTAGAAGGGTTTATTGGATTTGACCATACTATACCATCTGTTGATGTTGATATTATTAGTTTATTGGAATCATTGTCTATCCATTGCCCAACAGCTACCCAGATATATCCATTCCATGCAACATCTCTTGCAATAGATTGAATTGAAATCATTACATTTTGTGGAGATATAGGCTGTGTCCAATTGATTCCATCAGTTGATGTAGTTATTGTTGCAGTATCTTCTCCTAAAGACCATGATCCTACAACGACCCATAGATAACCATTCCATGCAACTCCGTATCCAGTATTTTCTAGTTGTGCATCATTTTGTGCAGTTATACTTGCAATCTCTCTTATTGTCCAATCTACACCATTCGGTGAAGTGATAATTTGTCCAATTCCAAAAGTTACAACTGAACCTATAGGGTCAAGAATTAGATCATAAGAACCAACACCAACGAAGAGGGAGCCGTTCCATGCAAGATTAAATATTTCTCCATTAAGTTCTACACCTAGATTTGCAGAGAAAGAATACTCACTAAGAATTTCTAGAACTCTTGGTGTTTGTGGTATGGGAGGATTTATTGGTGATGACCACGTGATTCCATCGACTGATGTTATAATTGCTCCTGTTATACTATTATTAAAATCATTTAACGTAAATTGTCCACCAACAACCCACAATGAGCCGTTCCATACTACACATTTTCCTCCTAATGTAGTAGTAAAGTTAGTCGCTATTGAAGACCAAGTAGAACCAGTAGGAGATGATATTATTATATTTGGATATAGTGTAAATTCTCCTAGTAAATATATTCGTGTATTTATAACATTAACAGATAGTTGAAATATTCCCTCAGTAGTTATTGCACTTACAAGGGGTATACTTTCTGGAGACGACCACGATAAACCATCTGAAGACCTTGTTGTATATCCGACACCACTATTATTTGTCCATTCACCATATCCAATCCACTTTGATTCCTCAGGAATCCATGCAACATCAAAGAGGGTTCCTGATGTAGCTAAATCTGGATACACTGGAAACGTGAAATTAATACCGTATGAGAATGGTATCAAATTACCAACACCTGTTCCAAGACTATTAATAAAGTTGCCACAGACTAACCATGTTGAACCATTCCAGATAGCTCCAGTAGCAATATTATTTACAATATTTGGAGGCCTTGAAGGGGTTGTCCAATTTAATCCGTCTATAGATGTTGTGACTGAACCAGTTGTCCAGTCTCCAGTTGCAATGAATTGTGCCCCATTCCATTCTACTCTTTTGCCTACGCCACTTATATTTGCAGGTTTAATTGGTGATGACCAGCTAATTAAATCTGGTGAATATATTATTGAACCGCTGGTCCATTGACCTACAGCAACATATAATGCTTGCCCACCCAATAGACCATTCCATACAGCAGAATACGCAACACTAGTAGCTGATGTAGATGTTACATTTATGAAATTTACATTTGATATTACACCCTCATCATCAATATCAATTGTTGCAACTGTCTTAGGCAATGAATCTGGCTCATCATCGATAAATGTTCCTACGATTATATATCGCTTTGATGTTACAGTTGGGGCAATTGCAGTTTCTATTATACTATATGCAGTTCCCGTGTATGTAAATTCACCAACTGTAAAATTTTCTGGTTCAGACCAATTAATTCCATCATCTATTGAAATTGTTATATATCCAGATATCCAGGAACCTACTGCTATAAATAGCTGGCCAGTATCTACTTCACTATAAATAATTCCGTATCCTTCTCCAATATCTCCAACAATACCAGGATTAAATGGCTGTGTATCACCCCAAGATTGACCATTTATATTATCTGATATTGCTATACTTACGGGTGTACCTGCGGGTGTTTTCCACGACCCAACTGCTACCCATTTATTAGTGCCATTTGTTGCTGCTGCATATGCTCTTGAATTCGTTAGAGATGTGTCATTTCCTACTAGAGCGGGACTGCTCCATAAGGTTCCATTCGTGGAAGCTGATATAGTTCCAAATCCTACACCAGTTGAATCTGACCATTTACCAAGTAGTAAATACACTGTAGTGCCACCCTCAGAATAATAAACAACATTATTAATATCAACAATATCAGTATCTAAATCCGTTGGTCTTATAATAGTACCCCATTTCGCTCCAAGATTTGTCCCTGATGCCTTTGTTAGATTACCAGATGGCCAGTTACCACCTATTATCATTTCTGTTCCATTTACAGCGATAGCCTTTCCTTCAACTCCAATCCCTCCACTTGTATTCAGAGGATTTACTGCATCTAACCAATTTATACCATCTTCAGAAACTGATATTGTATTTGCAGACCATTTTCCAGTTACTGCCCATACTGACCCAGTCCAGGCTATATCATTTGCTATAGGAGTAGTTATTATAAATCTACCACCAGGATTAGTAGGAACTATCCATGTAAGACCTCCATCAGATGAGTATGTTATAGTTCCAGTATATGTTCCTATACTTGCATCATACGTTGCATTGATTATTCCGCATATAGCTACATTTAAACCATTTACTGCAATGCTTCTAGCTGATCCAGAGATAGTTATATCATTAATAGCTAAATAATCAGTCAAATCAGTAATTGAATAATATACATTAAGTAACTCAACAAGTTTTAAATCCTGTATTGTACCAATATAGAATCGAAAATCGTCAAATCCAATAAGTGTAGCATCTGAATAACTATCTAAACTATTAGCGGCGCCTGCAATACCATCAGAATTATATTCTTCAATTACATTATACCATACATTACCATTCTTAAGTGTCATCGTTCCTAGAATTGTTGGATATGATAGCGCCTCTCCGTAGTAAATCGTGACCGTATAATTATCTGGATCTTGTACTACATGCTCTTCATTAAAATCAGACGGGCTAAATCCTGCTAATAATACTGTATTTAATGGCGAATTCGCTGTAAACTTATGTATAACTGCCCCTAGATAAAATTTCCAGATGCTACTTGTACCTGGAATTATTGCAGATGTAGCAATCTTAGAATGTACTATAGTTGCACTTAGTGTACCTAATATAGTAGGCGGTGAAATAGCTATTACATCAATAGATATTGTTTCAGCTGCTATAGCTGTTATGTAAAATACACCGTCAAATTGAGATGGGGTAAAACCCGATAATGTTACTGGGTCACCGACTATAAAACGATGTGGCCCAATTTCAAGAATAAAATTATTCAATGTAGGCCCATTATTGCAGTCTGTTACAGCTAAGTTATTCACTACTGTCTGAAATGTTACAGTGTAATTCGATATAAGTGGTTGTGGTGGAGCAATTGGAACATCTCCTGAATTATGAGTTCCTGTAATTGTAGTAGCAGTAGTTGCAGTTATTGTAAGTGTTCCATTGGCCATTGCAGGTATAAAGTTTATTAATCCAACCTCGTCATCAACTTCAAATGGATGGGCTGTAGCAAATCCAAAAGTCCAGGTATCACTAATTGGGATTGGATTGTATGTTGGAAATTGAGGGGCGGGATTACTATTATCAATCCATAATGCAGCAAGTATATCTCCATTAGGGTCTGCATCTAAAGCAGCAATAAGTTTTGAGTTTAATGAAGGTCCTTCTTCACTACCAAACTTAGATACAAAATCTTCCATTGCAATACGTAAATCTAAATATGGACCATCCTGAAAATTGTCTTGACCAACAATATAATTTGATGGTATAAGGGAATTGTTCTGTAAACTTCTGATATCGTTAATAATAGTGCTAATATAACTACTTAGACCTGGTATAGTAACTAAACCTTGTAGTTCCTTAGAATAGACCTGTAAAGCTACTATTGTTGCATTTAAAACATCTTGAGCACTTGAAGGGTATGTAAATCCAGGTGGTATAGGCGCATATGACTCATTATCAGTTAAGCTAAGACGTATGTCAGCTAATTTTGATGAAATTGCAGTAAGCTGAGTATTGACAGCTGTAATACTTAAATTAATATTGGAAAGATTAGTTCCTAGATTAACACTACTAGCACTATCTATAATATCGTTCATCATATCTTGAAAAACTGTCACTATATCATCTTTAATTGTAGTGGTAACAACATCTAGATCAGTTTCGAGTTCAGAAGGATTAAGAGGGTCAAAAATACCTATAGCATTAGCCCATAAATTTAATATACCCTCATCTCCCTCTTCTCCGCCTAGCGTTACTAATGCTCTTATATAATCTAAATCAAACTCTGGCGGTGGCACTGTCTCAATATATGTCGGCTCCGACCACACCGTACCATCACTAGACGTGCTTATCATACCAGTAGGATTTTCTTCTGGCCATTGGCCAACAGCCATCCATAGATTCGTAGACGCAATCCATACCACAGAAGTTCCCTGTCCTGATTCAACATTTTCTGGCCAGACAGGGGTTGACCACGTAATTCCATCATTTGACCATATCATTGAACCTGTAGTCAAACCTGTAGTCCATGAACCCACACCAACATATATTGTACCATTGAAAGCAATATTGTATGCGTTACCAGCTGTAGAAACACTTACAGTTGTATTAGGCGGATTTTCAATAACGATTCGTCTAGTAGCTGAAGAGAAAAGTCCCACAGCCAAGTATTTTGTATTATTATAAGCTATATCAAAAATACCACCAGAAGTGATATTCTGAGGCGCTTCTATTGTCTGAAATTCAGTACCATTATATGAAGAGAATAAAAAGTTTGTCCCAGCCCCGCCTTGACTACCACCACCCACTATCATAAACGTGTCTGAATTCAGTATATTAAACTGACTCGTATTCAATGCTCTGTTAGTCAAAAGCAATGAAAATGCACCTACAGGTACAGTAAACGTCAATGTATACACACCATCAACTATCAAATCATCCAACTGTATACCCGTAAAATTACCATATCCATATATATCAGAGCTAGGTTGGCATGTAAAGGTCGCCGTGTTAATATATCCTCCAACCTCATACATATTAAAGCTCGTATAGTTACTATTCGCCAGTCGAATCGGCTTCCTAGTATAATATGCAACCTGTTGCTGCGTCCTGATATCAGGCATGACCGTCACTAGATATATACGCCCTATCATCTCACCTTTCGTAGGAAGACGGATAACAGCACGGGACCCAAAATCGGGTTTCGTGTCAAAGTCAATTCGTGACCAATTTGTTGCATATCGCCCAGTCTTTACCATCACAGTTAAAAAAGCCCCGAGATCTGGCTGGTCCTTCGGGGGCTGTAATCTTTCATCTTGCATCCCTGTGGATACAATTTTCAGTAAACTCGCCACCATCTCTCCCTATTAATCTATGAGTCTTTGTTTGCCTTTAACTTGGCGTAAGAATGCTGCTTACAAACTCCCATCTTCACTGCGGCATTTCTACACGGATTACCGGTCTGACAGGTTACCTTGCACCTGTAGACCATAGATGCTCCTCTCCGAATCTTATTTGCCATCCATGACCTTGACGACGCATCAAAGAAGTCAGCAGTAAATTCCTCAATTCCTGCTGACATCTTTTTAATATAAGCTGAAATCAATTCATCTATATCAATTTTTAGTCTATAAATACCTTATTACAGAGTCCATTGCCGAAGCGAACCCACTGGAATGCAAATACAAACACATGTACCTCCCATTCTGTATCACTCGTTTCAGCAGTCACTGCTGGGGGTTTCACATCTAGGACAAGACGAAGCGAACTTAGTCTGCTTGCATTAATACTGCCTGTCGGGTTATGCTCTGATGGTGACTTGGCAAAGGAATAGCCATAGATGAAAGAATCATACGCCACCTTTCCGCCCTTGTGAGCCCGTGAAATATGTGAACGAAACCAGGCTTCATCTTGCGATATAATCTCCATACCATTTCCCTGTATCTTTGCACTTAATAAGAGTGGTTCGAGTGGTGCAAAGATTGGGTCATAGTCCTTTTCAAGCGTGGCAGAATAGTTTACCCAGTCATTGTTCTCATTGATAGCTGCCTTGCGTCTCAGGAACCACACGATTTCTTCAATCGGCTGATTCGCTTCTAGAGGGAGCTGTATAGTAATACTGTCACTACCAGATTTGTTAACAACATATTTGAGAGGCTCATTGAAATCAAACTGCTGGATTTCCCGAAAGGGTCGTTCAAACGGCTGCCGTAAGAGCATTTCACGATACGGCCCATCAACAAAAATGCCATGTGCCAATAATCGTATATCTCTCATCTCAGGTATATTTGTTAGAGCCTTACTCAGTATAGGGATTGCTCCACGATTTGGAAATCTCATATCAAACAGATTATATGTCCTATCAATCGGTAACTCATTGCACCCTTTTACACCTTTTACACTACGAACAACCTGGTCAAAGCGCTTCAATGATACTCTTATACGAATTGTACCTTCTCGGCAGGCTACGAGAGGGAATGTGGCCGTTAGACGCTCTCTCAACATGGAAAAACGCAACGGTATGGTTATCCACATATCGTCTGTCGGGAGTGTAATAGAGCCGTCCATTGCAATTAGGTCTTGTATAGTCTGTCTACCAATCATATCCGCAAGACTAACCTGTGAATTCAAATCTGGAAAAAGTGCACTTACTACATTGCATCCGTCTCCACTTATTTTTTCTAAGACCTGGTCATCAACTTCAAGAGTCGCCTCATTCAAAAGCACAGTCCCTAATGAATTTGCGTAAGTCCACCAATCACTGAGAACGGAATCTACTTCATATTCTCCAGATTTCAAGCGCTCTCTATCGAGGGCAGGCAACCAATCAGCAAGACGCACCTGAATAAAGAGACCTTGAATCAAATCTCCACAGCTCGTATGGTTCAAATCAAACGTGAAGGTCTGGCCGAATTCTGCAGGGCCTTTGAAGGTGAATTCTCTGTAGACTGAAGACATCGGTACAGTTCGTAGTCCTTCATCTCGGATAAATCTTGATACGTTGGCCGTTGTTGGAAAAAATGTGTTATCCTGGTCATCCCGAGATACTAAATCCAATAGAGTCGTTGCACCACCCCGTGGCTGTTTTGTCCCATACCCGTCTTTGGTCCGTAAGTCCATCTACTTAGTCCCCGTGCTTCCGAATCCGCCCTCACCACGCACCGTCTCAGGAAGAGAATCCACGTATACGACCTCCTTAATATGACCCAAATCAGGTGCGAGAATCTGGAATAGTCGAGTACCGGCCTCAATCGACTTCTGACTCGTACCTACGGAGATTAGAGGTGCCATCAGTTGCCCTCTGTATGTCTTGTCAATAATTCCCCGACTGTTTGCCATCATGAACCCCGATTTATAAATGGAAGAACGGGGTTCAAGAGTAAAATGGCAATCCTCAACTTCTTCTACAAACTCAGTATCAAAGACATACTTGGTGACTCGCAGCATTCTGGCCTTGAGACCAAGAGGAACTAGACCTGCCATATTGAGTGGTCCCTGGTCAACCACAACTTTCAGGTCATATCCTGCATTATCTGATGGAAGTTCCTCATTAGTTCCAAGAGAAGGATAAAATGGCAGGCCATTCTCAAGGATCTGGAGTTCAAGACGATAAAATGATGGGGGCATACTACATACCGACGAGACCAAGTCATCAATTTTAGGCAGTCAAATCACCAGTAAAATTGACTTGACCTATACTATATTTAATGAGTATAACAATGACGAATTACAGTCTGATTAATGACTCTAATAATACGGGATGCTGCAACATGAGAAAATACGATAAGCATGAGCTTCTTAAGAAGCAGTCTACAATGGTAGAAATGGCTATTGTGAACACCTGTTTCATTATTATTCAAACCGCAATACTTTACTCAAAGAATTCCAGTGATATTACACTCATTGCAGTTCTACCGATTGTATATTCCATTTGCTATATTATAGTCTTAATTCAACAAATCAATTATAGTATTGATACCATCCTTGAAGACTTTGAGGATGAAGAAGAAGATATCTATGATGATATGCCTCCTCTAATCCCTTTATCTGGCCCAGTCAATGAGTCGTATTATGATATGCCTGAACTCGTTTGTTCTACGGAACTTAATAAGAGATTTGAATCTCATGATGACCTTCCACCTCTCATTCGCCTAAGTGAGCAAAAGAGTTCAAACAAACTCCCTTCAGAGTCGTATGTTTTGAGTCAACTAAAGCAGGTGGTTGACGAGACAAATGCACGTAATCTTCGTCGCCGTGCGAGAGAGGCGAAGCGTGAGAATTAATTTCCAAACGTCAGAGTCCCCCGCTGGTCTTCAACCCTGTAAACTCCCCACCCAATTGTTGTAGCTCTAAGTGCAACTCTTTTTTTACCCTTTGAATTGGGAAGAGTATCTTGAATATTCAACCATAAGGTGGGTCTATCTGCACTAGAGAAGTTGAGAGTACCAGAAGGCTTTCTTCTCTCAGGTCCTCTATATCCGAATGACGGACCATAGGTAAAAGAAATCCATGAGATTGGTATTCCTGGACACTTTTCACATTTCGTATATGCAGAAAGGCCTTGCCATATTTCAGACGACCATTCAGATTCTCTTTCCTTTCCAGCCACTAGGAATTTAATTGTATTGTAATAGTCTCCTGCATTTTTTGGATTTAATAAGTTCCATGGCTGATTCCTCTCCAAGTAATAATCCGATTGAAACATGATTAAGATTCCTTCTGCTGGATGTCTCCCATCGATCCTCTTAGTTATATAGGATGCAACACCTTTCTCAACTGCAATATAGTCATTCGGGTCTAAACTTAGAATATTCTCAAAGGGTCTCAAGAATGGAATCTGATTCGGGGTCTTCTTAAGAAGAGCTTGAATATCCTGGCGTACGTATTTCTGTGTAGTCTCTAAGGTTATAAGTGGTTTAGTAATCTGTTCTCGTGTAAAGGGTGTAAAACTCTTTTCGACACCTTTAGAATCAATCTGAACAAAGGCAGATTTGGACCATGGCGCAGGTTTAACAGACCCAATTGAATCTTCAACTAAATCTTCCAAGCGACGTATGGTGACTCGTAGCCTATATTTCTGACCCGGAAGTGCAACAAATGGTAAACCGCCATCATCTGGATGACTACAACCTATGAGCGGAAGTCTTAGATACAATTTACCAGGTGTAGCATTTCTTTGAATATCTTGAGCTGACCCTGTATGCGAACCAAACTCCTTTAGTGCCAATGCCTCTTGATTAAGTGTTCCTTGTAGGTGGGTCCAAGCATATAAGAAATCACCTGAGAACTCCTGTAGCAAAAGCTGGTCTTGATAGAACTGTATCTTCTCAAAGAGAAAGGCACCTATACCTCTCGTATACCCATATCGGATTCCAGAAGCATCCTGTATTATAGATTTCGTATTGAGGGGTGCAAAGTCTATAGGAAGCCAGGTCGGCAAATCAATGACAAAAGCTGCAGAGACTAACAAATCACCAAATGCATCCATTTCCCATTCAACAGTACGACCAAAGTCGACCGAATTGAGGGGCTGGGTCTGCCTTGTTTCATTTAGACTTGCGGGCCATGTTTCCATGTTGTATGAGAAAGGGACTGATGCAGAAACTTCTTCAGATATGAAATATTTATCTTTTTCTCCTCTGGCAACTAATTCAAAGAGTGAACCTTCGGAAGACGTATTGGGTCTATCCATCTATAATTGGTTATATCTTGTTTTTAGACCAATTAAATGATATTGATAGATAGAATGAGACGCTATACACTAAAAAATAGACATGGTAAAATAAGCTTTCATAATTGGTGGGTAGACACACATAATACGATGAATATATTACAGCGCTTCTTTAAAATGATATTAGGTGATACTATTGATAACTATGACAAAATAAGGATATATTCTATATTTGGTAATATGCCGTCGATAGAAAAAGATAATAGAACACTTTATATCCAGTATTCAGGTGAGCCTGTTATAAAAAATACAAGGTTCTTTGATATTAATATTGTACCAGATATCGAGAAAGATAATATTATACCTATACCACATATATTTATGCAGATATACATTAATAAAATTAATATAGATACATTACGTGTAGCTCGTTCATTAAAGTCTATACCTAAGAAATTCTGCCTTTTTTCAGTCAGTAGTCCTAAAAATAAAGACAGGATTAATTTCTTCAAAGAGTTATCAAAGTATAATCACGTAGATTCTTGTGGTAAAGTCTTAAATAATCTTGGATATAATTGTCCCGGTGGACATGCTAGTCGTAAGTATCATAGATTTATTTCAAATTATAAATTTATGATTTGCTTTGAAAATACGTCTATGACCAATTATATAACTGAAAAGATTCTGAACTCTTATGTATCTGGAACTATTCCAATTTACTGGGGATGTCCAAATATTTCTGATTATATTAATATGGATTCTATACTTTATTTAAAACCAAACTATTCACAGCTCGATATTGACCATCTAATTTCTGAAATAATACTACTAGATAATAATGATGAATTGTATAAGCAGAAATATGAAAAACCATTCTTTAAGGATGGAAAGATTCCAGACAACTTTCAAGTCCCTATTATACAGGAAAAGATAAAGGACATATTAGACTAACCTGTAAAAATGAAATATATTGCGACCCTATTATACTAATACTTATGCGCCTTATCATCGTAGAATCTCCAGCGAAATGTCAGAAGATTCAAGGCTTCTTAGGGGCAGGTAATCGGGTCATCGCCTCTATGGGACATATTCGTGCTCTTGCACACGATATTAAAGCAGTCGGTCTTGATAATGGTTTTGAACCTATCTATGAATTCATGAAGGAGAAGTCCAAAGCCATATCACTCCTCAAGGCGGCTGCTAAGGATGCCACATCAGTCATTCTATGTTCAGATGATGATAGAGAAGGTGAAGCAATCGCCTATAGCATAGCTCTCTTACTCAAACTCAATCCCAAGACGAATCCTCGTGCAGCCTTTCGTGAGATAACACGAAATGCAGTGCTAGATGCAGTAAGCAAACCCAGACTCATTGACATGAACAAAGTGTATTCTCAACAGGCACGTGCTATGCTTGATATGATGGTCGGTTTCACAGTATCACCTATTCTTTGGAAGCATATAGGCACATCATCAGCTCTCAGTGCTGGTCGTTGTCAGACACCCGCAGTTCGCCTTGTTTGTGAGAAAGAGCAGCTGATTGAGTCATTCAAATCTGACTGTTCATGGATACTGAAAGGGTCGTGGTCTGCAGCAGGTTCCCCTAAAGAGGTCTGGGAAGCTGCGATGATTGATATGCTCGGCGATGAGGAGTCAGCTGTCAACTATCTAGAAAACCATTCAACTGAGCAACGGGGCAAGGTTACATCGGCCATAACGAAGCCATGGACAGAGGGACCACCGCTCCCTCTCATGACGAGTACGTTGCAGCAACAGGCGAGTAATCTATATCACTTCGCACCAAAGCGGACAATGCAGATTGCACAGAAACTCTATGAGTCTGGTCATATCACATACATGAGAACTGACCAGACTAACATGAGCGAGGAGGCTGTAGAGGACGCAAAGAGAGTTGTAGAGAGTAAATGGGGTAAACCATATGTTGCAAGTAATGCTACCACCATAACTAAGAAGAAAAAGGTCGAGGTGCAGGCTCAAGAAGCTCATGAGGCGATTCGACCGACACACTTTGACGTATCGAAATTACCCGATAGTGAAGACTGGGGTACTCAAGACTATAAAGTATACAGACTCATTTGGCTGAGAGCAATTCAGTCAATTATGGCTCATGCAAATGGCGAGACTCGCACGATACACTTTGATGCTGAGGGGGATGATGGAGACTTTCCTTGGCACGCATCGTGGAAACGGACTATCTTCCCTGGATGGAAGACTGCGAATGACGCTGATACTGAACTCGAGATTGCAGAGAAGGGTGATGAAGCAAAGGATAAAGATGATGAATTGAAGGAGGATTTGACTGATAAAGGTTGGAAAACAGCTGAGAAGCTGAGCATTGGTCAAGAAGTACGATGGCAAACCCTTAAGGCACAGCCAAAGGAATCAAAGCCACAGGGGCGTTACACTGAGGCATCCTTGGTGCGAGAATTGGAGAAGAAAGGTATTGGAAGACCATCAACATTTGCATCTTTGATTGCCACAATTGTTGAGAAGGCGTATGTGGAAGTCGCTGATATTCCGGCACAGACACAGGAATCTAAGACATATAGTTTGTTGAAACTTGGTCAATGGCCTCCGGCTTCTGAGAAGTTTGTACTGAAGCGGGGAGGCGAGAAGGCGAGAATGGTTCCGACACCTTTGGGGAAAACGTTGATGGAGTTCACTCTGAAACATTTTCCGGATCTCTTTGCGTTTCAATTCACAGCCGGAATGGAAAGTCGTTTGGACAAAATTGCAGAGGGGGCTGAAAACTGGAAACTTGTTTTGGGAGATACTTGGAATTCTTACAAGGACAGAATCACTGAATTGAAAACTGGTGGAGCCGGAACATCTTCAGCGAATCCTAAACGCAGAGAATTTGCTGACGGCCTCATTGCTGTTATAAGTGGAAAGGGTCCGCTTCTGCTCAAGGAAGGAGCGACTAAAGAGGAAACTGTGTTTTACGGGTGGCCTACAACTATCAAGAGGGGGTTTGCTGAGCTGACTGAAGCTGAGGCACTAGCATTCGTTGCGTCAGTCGTAGCAGGAAAGCAGGGGGATACACTTGGTGACTGGAATGGTCATAGCGTTATAAAGAAGAAGGGACCGTATGGATTCTATGCGGAATGGAATGGATTGAAGGTGAATTTGGTGGAAGGAGATACACTAGAGAGTATTGTGGTGAAAATTCGAGCGAAGCAGGAGAATCCTTCAAGAACAGTCGGGCCATTTCAGATTAAGACTGGACCTTATGGACCATATCTCATGAAGGCGGGTCAAGGAGCAAAGGGGAAACCTCAGTATGTTAGTATTCCTAAGGAGACTAACATAGAGAGTTTGACTGCACAGCAGGCAGGTGAGATATTTGAAGCAGGATTGAAAGCTAAATCAAATTATAAGAAGTTTAAGAAGAATTAGTTCTTTCTCCAAAGTCTGTCACCAGGACGGTCGGGAGCATAACCGGCTGCTCCAGCGCCTTCAACCATCGTGTAGCTGGAACCCTTGAATACAACACGGTCACCAGGATTGTAGACTCGGCTGTCTAAATAGGTCTGTGCCCAGAGTTTGTCACCGGGACGATTGGGCGAGTAACCTGGGGCGCCAGCGCCTTCAGCCATTGTATACGTATTCCCTCTAAAACGCACCGTATCGCCGACTTTATACACCATATTATTGTCATAAATTGGTTTCCAAAGCTTGTCGCCGGGTCTCAGAGGAGCATAACCGGGTGCACCAGCGCCTTCAACCATTTCGTACATGGCGTTATTGAAAGAAACAATTGCACCAGGTGAATATGTTTTGCTATTATCGTATAAACTCACAGAGGTTGATATATCCGCAGCGAATCCATCAATATTATTTAGGACAACGTATATTACAGAGACGACTGCAATGGCGATTAGCAGTCTCGTACCCATCTTTCCAAGCTTGACCATTCTATTATATTGTTTATTTTCTATTTCGTCTGGTCTTTCTTCTTAAATACTTACCTCGTGTTTTTCTTAGACCGCCTTGAAGAGGCTGTGGTTCGTCATTGTTAGCTGCTGGTTGAGCTGCTGGTTGGGCTGCTGGTACTTGGGCTGCTGGTACTTGGGCTGCTATTAGTTGTCCTTGATTTAGTATTGTTGGTACTGGTGCTTGGTTTAGTATAGCTGCTGCTGGTACTTGTCCTTGGTTTAATATTGCTTGCACTGGTGGTTGGTTTAGTATAACTGCTTGTTGTGCTACTGGAGCATTTGCTACTGCTGGAGCTACTGCTGGAACTACTACTGGAGCTACTACTTGAGCTACTACTGGAGCTACTACTGGAGCTACTGTTTGTGCTCTTATTCTTGCCAATTCTTGATTATGTCTAGCAGCATCTAACTCATTTGCCCGTGCATCTTTTCGCCTTACTCTATTAATTTTGTCTTCAAGAATTCCAAGTATTCCATTAAAGAATAAATCTACACTACCTCCAATCATAAGAAGTCCCACACAGCCAAAACCTATTACAATCAAATCCAACCAAAGTGGTTTAACCCATGAACTAACTCTACCGTATAATGTTCCACTTTCTGTTAATTTCTTTATCATTTTATCTTTTGTAATAAGTACAGCACCCCCTGTAGGAACTGTAGTTACCCCTTTATTATAATGTCTTGTCATAGTATTATAAACAACTTCTGCAATGATTGAATAAGATGCTTTAGTGGGTAACATATTGAGTTCAGTTATTACCCGTCCAACTTCATTTACTATAGCAACATTTACTAGAGGGTCATAATTTGCATCTGTAGAATTATGGCGTTCAAATCTTGAAAAATACACGCTAGTTATGTCTGTAACTATTTGGTTCCTTTGTTCTTTTGCTTGAACAGATGTTACAGAACTTTTTAAAGATCTAAGTGATTCAACTCTTGATGCTGAAAGTTCATACCACCTATTTGCAGCGAGAGATAATGCATAATTTATAGTTAACTCAGTTATAGCAGATTGAGGTGCAACACTCATATTTGACCTTGAATTACCTGCTGCTATTAGTTTTTGATCTGAAATCATTTCTATAAAAAGCTCATGTATCAAGTTTTTCCTTATATTTGCCTCTATGTATTGCCAATTTGTAACTAAAGGGTCTTCTACCATAGTTAATACGTAATCACGAAGGGCTGTAAGGTTTCCTAAAATAGTTATATCATGTGCAAGTTGTTCGGGTGTCATTGAGATACGCTTCCCTGTTGGTACTCTAAGAGTGATTTCATGACCTGGTGGCCCAATTGTAACTACAGGTAGGCTTGCACCATTAGATACGAATGCTCCTTCTAACGCAACTCTTTGAAACGATCCTGGAACCATAGCAGTTGTATTAGGACGTCTCCTACTTGCAGGCATGTAAACACGGCGACTTAGAGCAACCCGGTCACTACCATTGGGACGTGTTACTAATTTCCATGTGCTAGTTGAATTTCCTAGTAAAAATGGCGCAGTATTTCCAGTATTTGCTAGAAGTGGTGCATCTATTGCACGTGAATCAATAGCCCGCACTGCTATATCTCTCTGCTGTGTAAGATTAGCAAGTTGACCACTCTTTTTACTTAGAGTGCGTTCATAAGTATTCTTAGTATCAGTACGCTTAACCAGTTCTACACGTATTGGGTCTGCTTGAGCCTCTAGAGCTACATATGTCACATTTAATCGTGCAATTTCAGAACTTTTAGATTCTATACTTATATTTGTTTGTGCAAGTTCTCTAGTTTCTTTTTCTATAGCTTTTACAAAGGGTAGCGCATTTATACTTGTCTTAGCTTCTTTCACTTGTCTTCCTTCTATTTCGGTAATTTTAGCAGTTTGTTTGCTATGTTTTGAGGAAAGCCCTTTAAGTTCTTCTTGCAAACTTCTAACCTTACCCCTATTAGAATCAATAGCATTTTGTATTGGACTTAGTTGTGCAAAAGTAGAATCATACTCTCTCTTACTATCACGTAATTTTTCTGTTAACGTAGAAACTTCAGCAGTTAAATTTACTAATTGTCTATCTTGAAGTTCTATAATTTGTCTTCCATAACCTGCAACTGCATTGAATACTCCAGATTCAGCCGTTGCATATTGAGGACCTAGCAGCCCTTGTTGGGCAGCAGAATCTACTGTTAAAGCTAATAATGTACCAAGTTGTCTACCAACTGAATCAATTCCCAGCTCTTTATCACCAAAAAATGATATTGGTGATGTACAAGATATATGTGTTAAGTTTCCAAGAATTACATTTGTAGCATCTAATTCTGCAAGTGTAGCATTATGTCTTGCAGTATAAGTTTCAAATACTTTCAATTCATCAGCTGATGGTCTATTAAAAAATAGATTTTGCATTTTAGCTCCTATTGAACTATATTGCGCCTTATTATTGGCTATCTTCCTCTGCAATTCTAAGCTACGTTCCCTTAGTTTTAATCTTGCAGCATCTTCTCTATACTCTGGGCATATATCAAGTATACCAGTTTCTACACTGTGTGGATTATGGGCACTTAGATGGAGTCCTTTAAGCTGTGCTGTAAGTTCTCCTTCATATTTTATTTTAGCAGCATATGCTTCATCTAGTATGTTAGTAGCATTTCCTATATTACCCTCAAGTTCTATTCCTGCCTTCATATTGGGACTGCTGTCTAATGGAACTAACATGCTAGCTTCACCCAAGCCACTAGCAAAGCCTGCAGATTCTGGAATTGGTGCAGATGTTTCAAAAAAGCTAGTTAAAAATGCAGGCATTACAAAATTAGCTGAAAGGGGCTCATCATGTCCTGATGCTACTCTATATACACGGTTACCAGAAATTATAGCGGCAACAACTGCAAAGAGAGTAGTTGCCCTCCCTCCACCAGATTGTATACCACCACCTCTTAAATTAGAAGAATTCTTCAGCAATTTTTCAATAATAGCTTTATTTTTCAAATATTCATTGTCTAATACAGTTTTACTAAAAAACTTATTATACACTTTGGAATTGATGCGTCTAGATTGTTTCATAAAGGTAGACATTAGAAGTTCTCCTTTCCAATCACCGTATTCACTTATAATATTCAATATTAGCTGTATAGATTCAATAAATATTTCAGATTCTTCATCAATATCTTCTGACATTCCCTCAACATAAGAAGAAAGTGCCTTTGCAGTATTTTCTATTAATTCCTTATCTTCACTAGATCCCTCTTTAGCTTCATCTAACAATGTTGTAAGACGTAATAAAAATATGGGCCTGGTATTTATTTCGTCAGTTATTACTCTGAATTTATTGTCAAGAAATTCTTCATATTCTTTTATTTTACGATGCATATTAGAGTTGCTTAATCTGCGTGTCCCAGTTCTTGGAGGGGCTGACCGAGCCCGTCTCTGCGTTGATTGCATTCTAATTATATACCGGGAAGTTAAATTAACTAGTCCACTGCAGAATTAGAATATTAAAAGCCAGAAAAATATACTAAGATATAATAGGAATGTCAGGAAAACAAACGTCTAAACAAGAAAGATTGGCGGAACAACGGGCAATTTTAGCAGTCTTACGAAAACAGTATGATGAGCTTGGTAAAGAAATTGAGGTGCTGAGAAAAGAGATTGAGAAACTAGTAAGTGGTGTCTCAAAAGTAGGAGCACCGCTTCCGGTAATAACCCGAGCAAATACTCTTGCTGATATCGCAGTAAAAGCTGCAAATTCATATGATGCGATTGAAGAATGGGTAAAAGCAACAATTGGAGAACTGAAGATTGCTAAAGAATACATAGGAGCTGAAGCGAATACAACACCAGTGGCTAATTTAACTGTCAATGATAAACTATTAGACATAGACTTTCCAAATGGTACAACGAATTATCAAAGAATGAAAACAAGTGGGAATGATAATAACTGTTTAATTCATGCCATATTAACTGCTTTGAGTCCAAGCTTTAGAACATTGACAAAGGAAGGAAAGGATCCAATTGCTTCATATTTCAGACAAAAGGTGTTATCTGATATTTTTACTGAGATTCGTGATGGTAGAAGTGAAAAACGTGAGATATCTGCTATGATAACCGATTTACAATCTACAATTAATCTTGATACAACAGTTTTAGGCGAATTTGGAATAAAGTATAATATTGCAGTCCTTGTAAGAGATAGAGGTGTACAACCGGGTCATGGTCTGAATTTATCATGGAATTATGAAGGAAACTATAGACCTGGTATAGAATATATAATGATATATAATCCTGGAAAAAATCATTATGAAGCAATTAGGTATCTACCAGAGAACACGTATATCTTTAAATCCAATCCAATTATTGATGAATGGCACGAGAAACTAAAAAAACAAGAGACTACAAAGCTACAATGTAAAATTGATGGAAATGATGTAGAGAATGGTTTTGTTATACAGTACGACAAAAAGCTCTATTCCGTAATTGATGTAGAAAATAATAGGGATAATACATCGTGTGGGTATATATATGTAGTTAATTACGATAATGCACAGACTAAAAAGAGTCTGAATGAAATCTTAAAGGTCTTTAAAACTGGTGATAAAAGTCATAATGTATTGAATTTAGTAGTCAATGGTAAAATTCTTGAAGGGTGTATTATATTGGGAAATGTCACTGAACATGCCAAGGGTATTACGTATTCAGTAGTTTAGATATGATATTAAGAGAATATGTAATAAAATTGAACTTTTATTAGTTACTTTATTAAGTACCTAATAAAAGAGCAAGATGCCAAAAGTCTTCAAACTCAAACAACCATCACTTACAGCAGAGTCTAATATAGTAGCAGAACCAAGAAAGGTGTTAAAACTCAAGAAGTCGGTCCCTGTTCCAGTCCCGCCTGGACCTGGTGTTTACATCACAAAGGCTATGGAGGCCTTTGAGGCTATGAGGGAGTATTGCAGAATAAATAATATGTCTATATCAGAAGCGGATATCAAGTGGTATCATGAGGAACTAGCCTTAGAAAAGAAGGAGATGGATGAATTCTGGGAACGTTGCTCAGTGACAAAGGCGACATTCGATGCTTTTGCAAGAGGAGAAGATATGGATGGAATTATCTTGGCTGAAGCGAATGCGAAACTCACTGAAAAGAAGGAGCCTCTGAGAGAATCTGATATTGGAGAGATGCCTGCACATGGAACACGGGAATTCTGGGCATGGTGTATGAAGAGGAAACAGTTGCGCCTACAGAAGGAGGCAGAAATTATCGCAGCAGGAGGAACAATTCCCGTAAAAAAGGTGAAGGCTAAGAAAAATTAATCTGTATAATCAACACATAGGCTATCATGTTTTTTTACAAATATATCTTCAGATTCTTGTCTATATAAGAGAAGTCTATTTTGTAAGTATACAATATTGCATCCTAATCGGTATAAATCACAAACGAATTTAGCATCTTGATAGCCCCTTGCATCTAAATCATAATTAATAATATTATATAATTCTCTACGAACACTCACAGTTCCATCAGTATAGCGATATTCTTCATTATTTTCATTTAAAAATGCTAATATCTTAATATCTATTGGTTTTGATATATAGAACGTATTACATGTAACGTCTTTAACGACGCACTTGCATATTGGCTCGGGGCTAGACTCTATAATATATGTATTGACATTTGGATTACTTGTACTTAAAAAGTCATGCACTACAGCATCAGCACCGCTTATAATCATTTTCTCTATATACTCAAGTCTTTGTGGATGCATTATATCATCTGAATCAAAGTTTGATATTATATCAATATCTTCAGGAACAGCCGCAATACCTTCATTTCTATTTTGCCCAGTGAACTGCTTAGCAGTTGTCTCTAGTATATTGAGATGAAACGGCCATATATCTTTACGTATATTATTTAAAATGGGTGTAGTTTCATCATCACATGATGAGGCTCTGACAATAACCATCTCAGGAATACGTGTCTGACTTGCAATACTTTCTAGAGTCTGTTTTAAAAAGGGAATATGGTATTTATATGTAGGAATAACAACGGCAATCTTCATATTAAAAATAGTATAATGTATTTTAGACCCGCAATCTAAGCACTTTCTGAACTATCAGTGTCACTGTCAATTCCAAACATATCTAATGCATCTGTCCATGTTATCTTTTTCAAAATATATGGTTGTGGACGATGGTGTAAGTCAGATGTGTTTGAATTCAGATAAATCAGAAGGTCAGAAATCCTATCAATCTTTTGAACAGATGAGCAATTAAGATTGATAATATTTCTTTGCTGGTCTTCTGGGATATTCCGCCGTTTAACCAAGTATAAAATACGCTCAGAAGGCACAGATGTGGTATTAAATCCACGACCCTTGAGGATATAGTATGTCATTGTAGCGCTGTTACTTAATCCATCAAGTAAACCAGGTCAATTTTTGTCTAATTCATTTAAAAGACGCTGCTCATTAAGCTCAAGTTCTTTTATCTGTTCTCTAGCTATACATAGTCTACCATATGCAAGAACCCAATCAATCCGTTTTGACTTTTGTGATGTATGTTTTGCAGCATATTCTTGCATGGGTACAGTAGGGCCACCGTCAATAGTCTGACGCTCTGGTCTTACATAGCCAGTTAGTAGCTTATCAAGTTCTTGTGTTGTCATATGGTCTGGCCTATTTGTTAGAGTCGTCTCCAATTTAGCCAATTGCTTTATGATTTCAGTTATATCTGTATTTGATTTCTCTTCAACAAAGTATTCTATAATCCTATTCTTAAGATTGTAGAATGTTTCAAGTGACATGATACACACTCTATGTATATATCCGAATCATTTTTAGCCTTAATAATATCCAGTGTAGGGACCGAGCGTCTGAACACGCTCAGGCATCACTCCCTTTACATCACGAGGAGATACACCACTAGACACGGCCTTTTCAGGTCCGCAGACTGACTTAGCAATATCATATACATCTGCCCAGACTGATAGTAGGTCATTCTTAGCAGCCTTAGCTTCTGAATTACTTAGATTGTATGACGTACATAACCTATCAAGAAGTGCTAGTCCTCTATCCCTCCATGTCGAGAATATGATATCTAAGTCTCGAGGGGGGAGAGACTTCGTGAAGCATCTGCCGGTAGTGTTAGCCGGGTTTTCTCTGTCGTGTGACGTGTTGAATTTGAGATTGAGGGTAGACTGCACAACCTGATTCGTACTCATTAAATCGTGTTTCAGACAACAGAGTTTAGATAGGATTTGATTGAACTCATCTAAATCTGCTTCTCCTTCTTCAGTGACTGAGGTCTTAGATGAAAAAAGAGTAGACAGACTCACTGCATATGATGATTCCTGGCCACACTTAATGCTTGATACACCATTCGCCGGCCCTTGGAATCCTTCCAAGGAAGAATCCATTTTAGGCCATGCGCCGGATGATAATGTTTTGTTCTTCATTATAATCATATATGACACGTAGCCAACCGCAAGGGCGATTGCAGTAGCTATAATAAAATAAAGAGTTGTAGACCCAGGATTTACAGGCAACTTGGAGTCCATCTGGTTTATATTAGATTTCATCTGGCGACACTGTTTCAGAATTGACTGGCTTCAGATGATTCGACCAGCCTTCGAATCGGTCAGCGAGTTCCTTCTTGGCAAAGACTTTATCCATCATGAACTTGTCGATATTGAAGCTCGTTTCAGAATTCAGCTGCAGAAGGTAAATCTTGACAACCTTAGTCTGACCAATGCGAACAGCACGAGCCTTAGCCTGCTCCATTTCAGACGGAGTCCACCAGGGACTGACGAAGATAATACGATCATACTGCTGAAGATTCAGACCCGTGCTGCCTGCCTTCAATTGAATCAGGAACACGTCCTGTTTGCCGTCGTTGACGGGAATCTTAGCCTTCTTGAGCTCTGCCTCACGCTCCTTCATCGACATTCCTCCGTGGTATTGGAGGATTTGGTCAACGAATTCGTGTGCACGCAAGAAAGAGTCAAGCAATACCATCTCCTCGTGAAACTGGCAGAAGATAATCCACTTATGAGACTCTCCAGCCTCCTTTGCATCTCGCATGAGGTGTACAATTTCGTCAAACTTCCTGCTGACGCTATTGAACTCTGGACCGTTCCATCCAAAGACCTCCTTCTTACGGGCCTTGATGTAGATTTGAGGGTTCACGCTGACCTGACGAAGTCTAAGAAGAATTGCAAACATGGCCAGATGATAGTTATTGCCCTTCAGGGCCGCAGCATTTCTCCAGTTGTACTCTTCATTTGCATAGATTCCATTGTAGACTGTTTCCTCCTCCTTACTCGTAAACTCCAATTGACGAACCTCTTCAATGGGAGTAGGTGGAATTGAAATCCCAGTCAAGTGACACTCATTTAGTTGACGGGAAAGGTATGTCTCTCTTGCCCAGTCCTCGTACTTTGGCTGCCACTTCTTGCCGGAGTCCGTAGGAAATCCGATGAACTTCAGATAGGATGTGCAGTCGTCCATAGAGTTTGTGACTGGAGTCCCAGTGAGCGCCCACTTGCAGGTTGCAGGAATGGAATGAATCGACTGCGACTTCTTGGTTGCTGCATTGCGAATCGTGTGAGCTTCGTCCAAGATGATACGGTCATAGGATTCACCCTTACAGAGAAGCGGCTTATTCGCAACCTTGTCGTAGTGTGCAAGATGGACTGTCTTCCTGCCTTCTACATTATCCCCCTGCAGAACCCACTTTGACCCCCACTGGGTTGGAAGGTAAAGATTGACGTCGGCCCGACGGAGTTCTGATTCCCATTGCCCACGAACAGCCAGAGGTGTGACGATTAACGTCTTCATGGCGGACCCGTTTGCGATAAGGCCAAGTGACTGAATGGTCTTGCCTACACCCATCTTGTCACCGAGGATACCACCTCGGACAACATGGTTTGTCTCAGGAATTGTAAAGCCATTGTTTTCACAGTCAAGCATCCAGCGAATACCGGATTCCTGGTGGGAATGATAGACTGCATCTGTCCAAGCTGGCTTCAAATCACTAGTTTGCATCTTAATAGGTTAACTAACGGCTAGCCTATAATAACTTCAATTTTACTAGCTAATATCTGTAACAGAGGCCCAGTGCGGATATATGGCCTTTGTCTCACTTGGAGACTTAAGCCAAACAGAGGGCATATAAGCCTTGTAATTCTCAAGTTTAGCATTCATAGAAGCTTGTCGTCCAAAGAACGCTCCCCACCATGAAAACGTGCTGTTTGCGCAGATAGCACCAGCCCAGCATCTGGACATCAGAAAGAGTGTATTATATTCGTTTTTTTCATCGACCATTACACATCTTTCATTTAGCATAGGTAATGCAGCAGCTTCTTCGGGAGTGTCACTGAATACTAGAAAGCGCACAGAGGTTGGAAAGGATTCAATACATCGTACAAAGTACTGGATTAAATTCACTTGGTGGTGTGGAAGAATTTTATAGTCTCCAAGTCGCACATGTAGAAAGACAGTATTGGCCCGCTGTTCATTGGTCGACAGTTTCCATCGGTCCATAAGAGTATCTGCATTATGAATGGATGCCCAGGATGGTTGAAAGGTGTCTAGTACATAGTTTGCTGCCTGCCAGAAGCCCCTTAGTAGTGTTCTAGTAGCTGGTGCTATTGCTGGAAGTAAGAGATATTCAAAGGGATTCTCTTGTTCTATGGAGAGTTCAGCCTCCGCCTTCCAGACTTTTGGAACATTAGGAAAGAGTTTAAAAATCGTATTGAAGTCACCGTGTTCTGAAGGAGTGCAGTAGGGCATTGCAAATACGAGAGGTTTATTCCACTGAACAGAGATATAATGTGCTGCAGCTAATTGGAAAAGGCGATTGCCTAGACCACATTGTAGTTTAGATGATACCCATTCTATAGGAGTGGATTCTAGTTGAGTATCCATATTATAAATTTGAATGGGTTTTTTAACCCACTAAATGTACCAGCTTGGTTCAAAGAAAGAATGACTTTCCCTAGAGCCTTTCAAAACTATGTACCAAGAACGCATTGTATTGATACTCATGTATACGGAGCTATCCTGATAGCTCCAGATGGTGATATTCTGGTTGTACAAGGAAGACTAAGTAATAAATGGTCTTTTCCGAAGGGACATGGTCTCAAATCAGAGACACCACTTGCTGCAGCCATTAGAGAACTGAAAGAGGAGACTGGTATTAATATGTCTGGAGTTACACCAGATAATGAACTCCGTTTTAAGAGTAACCGTACAGGGTCTGGTGGTATTTACTTTGTCTTTCATGTAAATGAGATGGCTAATATAATTCCAGAGGATACGAATGAAATTATGAATACCATGTGGTGTCCGAGACAGCGTCTTGAATCTCTTATGGGAAATATTGACCTAACCACCTTCTGTCGTCGCAGATATTACTCGAACCCATTGGACTCTTATGAATTATAAAAAATATTCTGTTGAAACAGATATGGGAAGTGGTTCGAGTTCCCAAGACTATTATAACACATTCGAGATTCTTTTTATTTTGACGGTTATTCAGTTCTGGTGGATAGCAATCTGGGGTATCGCTTACATTGTCATAGATTTATTGGCAGGAAATTCAAAGCTGCATGAAGTTTCAATATACATCTGTATGCTGCTATTTACTATTACAGTTGTCCACATGCATCCGAATCTGCTTGATAGGCTTTAAGATTAGCGTCGCTTGGTGATACTAACTGCAACAATCCCGGCCTTTTCTTGTTGCTCTGTCGTCATTTCAGACCAAGGAATATCACTGTCATTGTTTGCATTCATACTGTCTTGTTTCTCTCTTTCAATACAGTCGTCAACAGCCTTCTTGAAATTGAGTTTTGCTGAACGGCCTGATAATGATGTAGGAGTAGACAGACTTGGAAAGTCGCTATCATTGAATTCGATAATCTTATTCGTAGTTCCTACAACCTGTGTAGTTCCCCGTTTGCTTGGAGGAATATAGGCGTTTTTTGCAGTAGGATTATTACTCTTCGTTGCGCCCCCGACATCAACGACTGCAGCCATTCGCACTGGTTCGAGTTTGATTCCTGAAGCGGGCGTGTACATTCTAGTATGTCTGTGTATATTATATAGAGACACACTATACATTCAATTTTTAATAACAAAAAAGGGTTCCATTATTTTCTTTTTGTTTTTTGTAAAGATGGAACAGTCTTCAATGTCTCGTATCAGTTATTTAGGCAGTCGCCTTCTTTGCAGTCTTCATGACCTTCTTCTTGGCCTCGACCTCGACAGGCGCTGCAGCCACAACCGGTGCCACAACCGGTGCCACAACCGGTGCCACAACCGGTGCCACAACCGGTGCCACAACCGGTACCACAACCGGAGCAATCGGCGCATCACTGCGAGCCTCTGCCTCAACAGATGCCTTCTCTGCATCCTTCAGGGCCTTCTTAGCCTCACGACCAGCCTTCAGCTTCGCAAGATGCTCGGGGCTAAGCACCTTCTTAGGCTTAGTCACAGCGCCATCGGCGCCCTCTGTGGAAGATGCAACTGAGGAAGTCTCTGAGACATCAGCCTTCGGATGCTCGAGGTCCCATGCCGCCTTGAACGTCGCATACTCCTCAGCATGCTCCTTCTTGTAAGTGCCGACCCACGTCATGTGGTAACCCTTCATGTCAGGGTTGGCCTCCTTGAATGCCTTAATCTCGTCGGCGTGCTCCTTCTGAATCTTGCTCGAGAAGTCGCCATACACTGTCTTCTTGCCGCTACGTGCAGAAACCTTCTTCTTGCTAGGTGCAGTGACGGTGCCACCAGTCTGCTTGAAGATTTCAGCGTCAATCATCGAGCGCTGCTGAAGGAGGTCCGTGAGGGAGAGCGTGGAGAAGTCAAGGGTGCTGGACATTTTAACTCTTAAGTGTGTGTGGTAGTGTATTCAGGTAATTGGGTGTGCTATATACTAACAGCTTACCCAATTCAATTTTTTCAATTTCGTCGCAGCCTCTTCTACTTAACCTCTTCATGAGGAGCACCCCAAGCAGCTGCTATCTTAAGAAGTTCATCTATTGACAGATTAATCATCGTAACATTCATAATCTTATTCTTAGGCTTATTACTATTGGCATGTGCAGCCCATCTGTGATGTCCGTCAAATATCTGATTTTTACCAGTATCTGGGTCATGTGCTACTATAATAGGGTTAGGAGCCACATTACCTTTGTTTAGTTTTATCTTGCTTTTTTCAATACCATCTTGCATAAGTTCACGCTGTGTTGGTAATAATTCTTCAACACCAATCTCTTTATCTTCTACAATTGAATTATCCCCAGTATATGCTCTTACAAAATCTAAAAAAGAGGCCCTCTTATCCTTTTTTATCTGTGGCATTAGGTTACGAGGAATACCGATATTACCATCACAGATAGGCGCTGGGCCTTTTCCAGATGCAACTGAACATACATCGTTTGAATTCATGCTTGGTGTCTTAGATGTCTCTCTTACAGCTGTTTCCCACGCCGTAATTCGTCTTGAAGCCTCTTCAGATGTTACAGAAATCCCCTTTGAATCTGAACCAATTATTCTTGGAACTGTGGCACTCGGTAAAGAGGGTGCAGCGAGTGCTACGGACCTATATTCTATACCGGAAGGCTTATACTGAGTAAGTTCTGTAGATGATTCATTTCTAGCCAGATGCATTGATGGATTAGGTGCTAGTAGAGCAGCCGCCGCAGTTAAGGTTTTAAGCATGCCTCCCTTTGAGCGTCTAGTCTTTCTTCTTTTTATTCTTCTAGTTTTCTTGACCATCTATTAATAAAAAGTATTATTTGTTTTTCTTCTCGGCAAGTGCCTCCATATAGCGCACATGCTTCTTACTGAATGACCCATTCTTATCATGCGTCTTCTTACCCTTATCACTCTTCTTTGAACGCTTCACTTTCGGCTCTTCCATTCTTGTCTTCTTAAATATCGGTACTATAGACAGCGATAAGCTTAGATTCATTTTTAGCTTTTATACACGGGTATCCAATTGTTATAAGAAATCTGCATCTCAAGTTCATAAGGTCGTGCATTCGGACCACGTCCCTTATTATTAAGGCTCGCACCATATGACATCTTAACAAGAGAAACAACGTGAGTTGGACAATCCCATTCAATTGGTACACCCCATCCGTTCTTGTTAGCATCAGCTTCTCGACCAGGAGGAATTGGTGCAACACGGTCTGAAGTGAGTACATATCTGCCATCATGCCAGAAACCTATAATCTTACACGTGTTCCCCATATATCTCACACGAAACCTCTGATAATCTTTCAGATTGTTCACTTTCGCCCACTTGTTCCAATCTTGCTTCTTTGGCTTGAGAGTCACGTGAACTCTGACTGGCTGTACTGGCTCTTCAATCAGCGGCTCTTCAATCAGCGGCTCTTCAATCAGAAATGCTTCATTTAGTACATCAATACTACTTACAGACAAAGGTGATGCGACTGTTACAGATGAGATATCATCTGGGAGGATATCATCAGATAGATAATCTTCAGACTTGTGTATACGAAGTCTTGAAATTGTCTGTTGCAGATAATCATCTAGACAGCTAAAACCGATGACGTTTTGTATAATCTGTGACATCTTATTCTGGTAGCGGTATTGATTACATACCGCATCACTATATCAATTTTTAAAAGCAATAAAAAATCAGCAGCTCTTTTATTCTTTTTTGTGATTTTTTATCGTCTGCCTTTGTCAGGATATTTAGACTGGAGGATAGATTAACTCCCCAGCTACAGCAGCGATTGCGTCGTCAATTGACGCCGCAGCCTTCTTCGCAGCAGCCTTCGCCTCTCGACCGGCCTTCAGCTTCGCAAGGTGCTCAGGGCTGAGGACCTTCTTCGGCTTCTCGATTGCAGCAGCCTCAGCGCCTGCAGCAGCTTCCGACTTCTTAGCGGCCTTCTTAGCCTTCTTAGCCTTCTTAGCCTTCAGAAGTGTAAGGTCTTCAGGATTCATAGCCGCACCTCCTGCAGCACCTGCGGCAGCCTCAGCAGAAGATGCAACTGAGGAAGTCTCTGAGACATCGCTCTTAGGGTGATCAATGTCCCATGCCGCCTTGAATGTGGCATACTCCTCAGCATGCTCCTTTTTGTAATTCCCCACCCAAATCATGTGGGCACCCTTCATCTCGGGGTTGGCCTCCTTGAACGTCTTAATCGCATCAATATGCTCCTTCTGAATCTTGCTTGAGAAGTCACCGTAAACTGTGCTCTTACCAGTGCGTGCAGAAATCTTCTTCGGCTTCTCGACGAGGACGAACGAGCGAGCCTCCTCCTCAGCAGCAGCCTTTGCAGCCGGCAACTCTGCGAGCCAGCCATCAACCTGCAGCTGCATCTTTGCGATTTTGCTATTTGTGATACGAATGCGCTCCTCAAGTGCGGCGAGTTCGATTTGCTTGGTTGCGGACATTTTGTTATGTGGTGTGTGTGTGGTGTGTGTGGTGTGGAATGTTCTTGTATCGGCGGGGGTGCTTATCAATATGATGTATAATGAATTCAATTTTTTTTCAATTTGAAATCGCTTCTTGAATTGAAGAAGGGTTCAATAAAAAAAGTATTATTAAAGAGCTTAGTCATCTTGGTCTAATATCCGAAAGGGCTGTACCAGTTCGACTTGGTAGCAGGACACATGAGTGATTTGTAAAGATAATCATACTTATCGTTAGGTCCAATATACTCTTTTGGAGTCATCTTATACAGCTCTTTTAGCGTAATACGCTTGTGTTCTGCAAGAAGGGAAAGTGCCTTCATGTGATTTGGCGCACGTGTCTTGATGTTTAAGAAGTGCTTGGCGAATCGCTTGGCTCTTGTGGCTGGCCAGTGGTTCTCAGCTTCTTGCGGAGGGCGACACAGCTTGTCGATATTTGAGCAGTGCCACTTCTCTGACAAGCCGTCTGTATTGTCAATCTTGTGCCATGATTCGCATGTGTCGCATTGAACCCAGTTATCTGTAGCAACAGGTTCAACCGTTACGAGAGTGTTGCGCTTGTCGTAAAGACATGCATCCTCTCTGCATGCGTTTTCACAATGATCCACGAATGATGCACCACAGACACCACAGCTGTCAGGCAGAAGAGTGTCAGGCTTCACTTCTTCATGTCTCGTAAAACTTTCTTCAAACTCTTCTACCGTCATTGCATCATCGTAGCCAATGATAGGAGAGGGTGGTGAATGTGGGAGTTCCAGATAAGCTTCAGTGTCATTATCATACTCAATCTTCGATAGCAGTCGCCGACGTTGTTCTTGAGTGGTCGTCACTGTAGAATTTTCGACTATGTAGCATGCCAATTCAAGAACGTCCTTTAGTCCAAGTAAGTGAGTCATTGACATTTTATCTGTAGGGGTGTGTAGTATAAAAAATATTACACTTTGCTTCAATTTTATACCGCCAAGTACCGAATTTAAGAACTCTTAATGTCAAGACTCGCTATGCGAGTCTGACCTATTAAGTATTATAATTCGCTACTCGGTGGCACCCTTAGAGAGTTCTTAAGTTAAGAACTCTACGGTATTCTATCGCCCTATCTTCACTTTAGTATAGTCACCTCCACCATCTGCTTTGTGAAGTCTGAAGGCTTCACGAGCCGCCTCTTTTGATGCTGCCTTTTCAGTCGACCTTTTCTCGGCATACTGCTTAACATCTTCAGAACGATTGTCAATACCTGGTCTCTGTGCCTTGACTCGAGCCACCGCCTTCTTTTCTGCCATTCTTTCTTGATACTTGGTCATTCTTAATTTGGGTAAAAAAAGGGTGTAACTAGAGATAGTTCAATTTTACTTAATATGGCTGACATCATGCTTGTAAGCTCTATATGGTTTATTATCTATTATAATTTGCGAATCCTGATGAACGAACCCGCACTTACAGGATATTTATATAAGTATTTAGAGCGGCAGAATGGCGTGCGTGAGAGAGAGAGCCGCTGCAGGAGATGCAGTAGGCATGGGCGTATTATTAATGACGGCTATCCCTGCATCCCAAGTGATTTCATCACATCCACCTGCCGTGTCGTCGAAGCAATCAAAGTCCTTCGTATCCTCGCTGTAGAAGGAATTATCGTTCTTAAGATGCGCAATGACATCTAGAGTAAAGAGCTGCCACTTCAGGCTATTGAGCTTTCCCATGCGCTGCTTGGCCTTTGCGACGAACTGAGCATCTATATCTTCGAGATAATTATCGTAACATTCATGAAGAATCTGCTCGACATTCTCTAGCAGTCCATTTTCAACAGCAGTCTTCCAAGCGACCTTGTAACTACTCCCCGTTTCAAGGGCAATCACTCGCTTCTTCATCTCGGCCATTGTCAGACGCTCATTTACAGGCGCCTCCATCTCCTGCAGCTTATTCTTCGCAATAAGAAGCTGCTCCTCGTGAAACTTTGCGATAGCTTTCCAAGCGTCAATAGGGGAGCTCATTTTTGCGGGTGATGAAATAATGTAAAAAAGGATTTCAATTTTTTGGTATTCCACCTTAGAGAAGTGAAAGTCCTTTTAATCTGTTGTATTTAACATATAACAAAGAACCCCATCACGCATCTGACCCTCTTTAGCTTGAGCCAGAGGAAGAACATAATTATAACTCATATCTTTACACTTCAGATAATATTTTCCATTTACACCATTATAAAGATAGTAATACCAAGAGCAAGATACAGTATGAACAGTTCGGCGTATAGAGATCCAGAACCAGCTGAAATCGCCAAGAAGATAACGAACAGGCCGACAAAGATGAATTCCTCTGGCATTTTTAAGTATATGGGTGTATTATCTAATGCACAATAAAAAATCAATTTTATTTTTATATTCAGACAAATTACAGAGGCAAGATTACATGAATGGCTGCATGAACCATGAATGATGCAATTAAGATGCTGAGGAAAAGCTTGAAGAATGCAGCATCGAGCTTATTATCGGTTGTCGAGCAGATTAGGAGGATTAAGAATAGAATGATGCCAAAAATATATCCGTCGTTACTCATTTTGATTGGGTTTCTGGAAAGGTAATTATCCTTACTCTTCCAGTAATATTTCAATTTTATATTATTCTGTTTAAACACGCCGTGTTCTCTTAAGATTTTTTCTACGACGTGTCTTTTTTGCTCTCTTCTTATAACCTCCACTGGGAACAAATTCGTTTGCGTTCGGATTTAATCCACTGGGAACAAACTCTTTTGCTTTTGTATTTAATCGACTGGGAACAAACTCTTTTGCTTTTATATTTAATCCACTGGGATTCCAGATGGGAGTGATAGAGGCATATGCAGCGGCATTTTTAGCGGCTCGATTAGCTTTAGCATAGGCATTAGTATCTTTAGATGTAAAAGTCAGTGGACGATTTTTGTCACCCGCAGGCCATATAGTATTCCCCATACTCTGGTTGCTCATATAATATACTCTGATATTTTAATTAACAAAAATACATTCTTGAATAAGATGTATATCACAGAGTAATCTGCAGCCGTAGGGTCTCATTGGTCACAATTCACTCATAGAGGTGAGTATCACAAAGAAGGCCATCGGATCTACAGCCACATTCATTCTCAAGTTTGACCGTTGGAGCCGTATCATCTGCATGTGGATTATGGGCATTGGTATATCCTTTTGTAGCCGTAACTGAGCCACCTTCAGGAAGGGAGGCTAGCCAAGATTCCTCATCTGCGAACATGGTCCTTATGAGAGGGTAAGTGCCATCGACTATCTGAGCCATGTCGCATTCGCCGCCACCATCTGTGACGGACTTCACCTGAAGAACACCATTCGCCGTCTGATAGGCGACACGGTAAGTTTCGGGTCCCTGAACCCATTCGAACCTTGTTCCGATAGGAACAGACGGTGATTTTTCTATAAGAGTTGGGAGTCCAGGAATTGGTGTAAATACACGAAGTGGCTTCCCCCCAGCGAGGATGAACCAATCTGCATACTTCATAATTGTTCCTGCGCCAAGACCTGCAGTAACAAAGACGTTTCCACCTGTGATAACTGTAACGCACGTTGCAGGCCGATTGCTGACGCCATCTCTAAAATAGTGCATAAGCTCTGTTCCAGGTGCGTAGATTTCAGGTGTAGAAGACATTGTTGAGTGTGATGTGTGATGAAATAGGAGGCGGGGTACTAAAAAAAGAGGCTAAGCCTATTTCAATTTTTTAAAATAACGGCTACATATATACTATTCCTTCTTTTCAAGAACTTCTAAGCGCTCCTGAATATTCTTAAGCACATCTAATATGGGCTCAAGGAATGACAACTTCTCCCTAGATAACCTATACCTTTCATTTTGAAACTTATTAGACCCTCCTGCACGAACACCCCTATGATTATCTATCATTCCCTCAAGAGTCTTTAATGGAAACGCCTTTTTCTCTGATGCAATTTCTGTTTCAAATCGATGTTGCTCCTCCAAAGCAGCAAGTCTAAGACGCATTGAGATAATTTCTGAATCAAGTTGAGACATTCTTGAGTGTGATGTGTGATGAAATAGGAGGCGGGGTACTAAAAAAAGAGGGGAATCCTATTTCAATTTTTTAAACTAACGGATAAGATTAGTTGCGTCTGGGAGTGGAGATAACGATGCTCTTATCAGCATCAAAGTAGAAGGCATATGCTTCATACTTCTCATTACTATCTTCATCCATTAGTTTAACCCTATGATTAGACATACGGATACAGAGTTCATTGAGCCAAACAGCGTCACTCGGTGATTCATCAAGACACTTGATATTCCACTTGTAAAAGTCCGCATAGGAAGTACTACTATGCTTGTTGGGCCAGACCATACAGTTGTATTTGTACTCGCTTAAGATGAATTTGGTAATTCCTTGCATTCTTGATTATGCAAAAAAGGGTACGCAGCCCAAGTTCATTTTTATATTTTGCATTTACCTCTTCCTGGTCATCGGCTCCTTGTGACGATTCCTCCTCAGACGCCGCGAGATTTCACGCATCTCGCATGAGTGGTCGCCATCCTCAGGACAGGCATCCATAGGGTTTTTGCAGAAGTCACAGATACCATCAGAATCGTATTGGCTATAGGGTTCATCATCTGTGGCAGAATGAAGACGTCCCTCGAGGCTGTACTCTGTTAGATTTGAGTCAATCTCTTCTGCAGAAAGCATCTTGCGGGTGAAATCGTATGGCGCCTCCCGCTTCACCATCTTGAAGTTTTCGGGCCAGACGAATTCATACGGATACTTGACACATTCTTTATCAAATTCCATTTTAAGCTCCTTGAAATACGCCTCTGGTTCATCACCAGTCATGAGCATTCTGTAGGCGTCATTGCGTTCCAGATATACAATTGCATTATACATCTGTTGGTGTGGCTCAAATCCGTCTTCGTATATTGCAGTCTGAAGGCTCGGAGAGTCGCACTCGAACTGCCCATCTGAATTGTAATATCCACGCTCTCCAACAACTACTTCTGCAAGTCTAACAAGTTTGTCATGAGGGCCTCGCACGAGAAAGTCTGTGCCCTCATGACGGTGAATCCAGAGAGTGTGAATCATTTTGACGGGTGGTGTGTAGTTGAGAGCCATGACAGAGGGGGGGTACTAAAAAAATACCGTAGATTGGTTCAATTTTTACTTATTAAGCTTGAAGAGTTAACATAGCGCTATAAGACGCTTAATAAGAGAACTCACCAGGAAATATGTAATGAAAGACGCTACAAAGTTATGAAGAATACCTGGTAACTTATCTATTCCAGAAGCAATCGTAGAAATCAGAAGGAAGCTCAGTGTTAGTGCAATAGCTAGTGAAGTGCGCATTTTCTTATAGTGAGAAGGGGGTGCAAAAAATATTGAGTCATATATGCTCAATTTTATTAAATGATATGCTCTTCAGACCCGATTGATTCGTTGGCGCACCTTGTATCCACGCCAAGATGATTGAATCTTTACGACTGCCTCTACAGTGAAACAGCGAGTCCACATCTCAGACACGCTACGTAAGTTATCAGAAGAGATGCTAATCGACAATGTCTGTCCATTCAAACTAACCCACCTATCATCTTCAGCATCTTGCTGCGCACCCTGATTGAAGTCATTCCCGTTCGAATACTCATCAGATACTGCAGCGAGTAATGATAGTGGTCCATTGTGTTGCAGGTCCTCATACTGACTCTCATCGTCATCAGTCTCTTCCTCATCTTCATCTTCATCCTGCGCCTGAAGGAGTTCGTTCCACTCATCTTGTGTAAGTGCACGACCGCAGTTACCGAGCATAAGGAAGTTGAGTTCAGTGAAGGTTAATCCACAGACGACTTCACAGACGGCTAATGCGAGTGCGTCGCTCAAGCCGCCGCCCCGTGCTTGCAAGAAGGCGTGAAGTTCAGCACGAGTGAATTCGACCTCTTCAAACTCTTCCTCTTCCTCATCATCACTATTCTCTTCATCTTCGTATTGAATTTCGGGCAACTTTTCTTTTTCCCCAGGCTCCTTTCGGCAGCATGGGCAGCTTGCAACCTCTTGTTTTGCATACCAGTGTGTTATGCAAGAGAAGTGGTATGAGTGGCCGCAAGAGGTCGTGACAACGCCAGTCTGGGCATTAATCTCATCGTAGCAGATAGGGCATTCCATTTCTTGGTGTGTTTGTGTGGTTTGCATCTAAGGTGGGGGTACCAGTTATCCCAGCACTGGAATATTCAATTTTAGCAAATAAGATAACAAAAAACAGATGAAGCAGATTAGCCTGAATCTACAGAGTATTTTTATCATTTTATTTTTCTTTTACTTATTTTCTGTGATTACGTAGCGCTGCTAGCAGGTTTCTTGAGCTTCAGTGTCTTGAGCTTCAGTGCAGGCTTCTTTGACCCATACATGGACTTGAACGCCTGAAGCGTGCTGACCTCATGACGTTCACCTGTATCGATACGGACAGCTACACCGAGTAAACCCTCATGATAGCAGATGACCCTCTGCGCCTTGTAGAGCCCATCGGCGCCCTTAGAGCGGGCACCCCAGTTCTCGAGAGTCTTCACCTGGCTGTCGAAATTGAGCACACGCCAGAGGCCAGCGAGGTAGCCCTTGAAGTTACCACCCTCGCCGAGGCCATGCGATCTGGACTCGGGGAAGGGGTTCTTGAACCAAGAGCGAGTGCGGCCAGCGACATTCGGGCAGAGGTCAGCAGCGTCGGCAGCCCATGCCTCCTCAGTCGTCGGCTGGAAGCGGACATCGTAGACCGGCACGCTCTTGACGCCGCCCTTGACACGGTCAGCGAGGCTCACGGGAGCGTAGCACTCAAGCAGCTGCAGCGCACGTGCTGCCGTCGCAGAGGGCACTGGCATCGGCCAGCTCGGGTGCGGCTCCTTAGTCAGCACGTTGCGCACGACAAAGACCTCGGCGCCGCCAGACGTACGCACATCCACCTTTCTGGACTCCCAGAGGTCCGTGCAGTACTCTCCATAGGTCATTTTACCTGCCGAGAGAAGAAGTGTCTTCTTGTGGCAGTAGACACGGATGGGCTGGAATGCTCCATACTTCTGCTCGTAATGATTGACACGTTCAACTGCCTGCGAGATTGTACTGAAGCGTGCAACATTGCGGAAGTCGTGCGTGGCGAAGATTCGGTCGTGGCAGGCCCACTCCGTCGAGCGAGAGGACTTCTGGTCAATCACCACGATGGTCGGAACCTCCACGGGCATGCTGCGACGCCAGTAGACCGGGTTCGACCACTCGACCGTGCTCTTGATGACAGAGGAGCCACGGACGTCGGTGTCATCCTCCATATCAGCCACGACGTCGAAGCCCGCCAGCTCGGGGAAGGAGGCGCACGCACGGATGAACTGGTGGATGGCCTTGTTCTCCTTCTTGTTGCCGCCGACGGAGTAGGAGAGACGCAGCACCAGGACGTTGCGACGGGGATTGGCCGCAATGGCCTCCTTCAGGTCACGGACGATCTCCTTGCCTTGCTCTGTCAGGCCATCCTTGTCGAAGAAGGGCAGGGCGACGTGCACGAGGTTCTCGCTGAGGAACTTGGCGGGGCCACAGTAGCCTGCGGGCGGGTTATAGCGGACGTGGTGTCCGTCGAGGATCTCGCCCATCATTGCGTTGAGGTCCTCGTTCTCGACCTCGCCAGAGTAGAGAACCTCCTCGGGCGTGGCGCTGTAGAGGATGCAGCTGATGCTCTCGTTGTCACGGACCTCACGCCAGAGCTTGCTGAGTGTCTGCGTGGAGCCCGAGCCGTGGTCGCACTCGTCGAGGTGCAGCACGACGTGGAGGCCCTTGCTCAGCTGCTCCTGGATCCAAGAGAGACAGCGTCCGAGCGCTGCAGCATTGATGACGGAGAAGACAGCCATGTTCTGGCCGTCGAGTTCCTCACGCTGCTCCTCATCAGCCTTTCGGTGCCAAGCGGAAATGAATGCATGAACTCGCATAGGCACACCCACAGAGTCACGCATGGCGATGTACTCGACCATCTCACGTTTTCCTGACTTCACGGGTGCACGAACGACGATACGGCGGACCTCGAAGTCCTCCAGGCGTGGGAGGATTTCATTACGGATAAACATGGTCATATGTGGCCGCTGCGTCTCAAACACGGCGACAGACCAGGGCTTTTCAATCTTAGATGCCATATTAATCTTTGGGGTGACTTAACTTTTCAGGTAGGTCGGTGCCAGTTCCACGCATGTTTGGCTATTCAATTTTTGTTTTTAGGTTTCAGGTTCTTTAATCTACTAATAAAAAAATTAGATTAAGTGGTAGGCTATGAGAATTAGTCACCCGTGCGGATTGCACCACGCACTCTGAAGGTGTTTCCGTCTTCAGCATGTACGTCGCAGCTGGTGTGTTGCCGTCTCCAGTCGATAACCTCACAGGACTCACAGCATATCCAGTGATAGGCGCCAGTTGTGGCCTTCATATTGAGAGCATTAAGGAAGAAGGCTTTCTTCTCTTCTTCAGCGGCCTTCTTCCCTTCTGGGGATTTGGCGAAGTCTCTCTGCTTCTTTCTTTCTGCAGCTTCGGCTTCCCGTGCAGCACGATAAGCAGAGGCAGCTTTAGATTCTAACTCATTGCGCAAAGAAGCGCTGTCTAGTCCAATAGGAATATTCCAGGATTTCTTCTCATTGTTCCAGAATCCCTTGAGGTCCTTGATATAGTTCCTCAAGTGGAATGTTTCTCCTGAGATGATGAGGTGAGTGTCGTTGGTTGAAAATGTAAGGAAACTCATTGTGTCTTATTGAGGAGGTGGGGGGTGGTTTAGCTTGGGCATCTCATTGAATTCAATTTTATCGGACAAATTCAAGATAAAAAATACCGACGGCGGGACTCGAACCCGCGACTCTGAGGTTAAAAGCCTCATGCTCTACCAACTGAGCTACGCCGGTGTACAATTCATACTGACCACGGTCCATTCAATTTTTGATGTTAAACTCGACCTGCAATCTCAGATGCTATCGATATCAAGCTCTTCTCCTGCAGCAGCGGCACGACCCTCCTTGAGGATATTGACACGGGACTTGATTGCGGCCAGCTGCTCTTTCTTCTTACGGTCGGCCTTGTTACCGCCAAATTGGTCTTCCTTCTCATCTGAGGCAACCTCATCTGACCGGTCAAAGATGTCCTCGTTGTTGACGACCTCTCCAATGGGGAAGATATCTGCTGGAAGGATGCCGGCCTTGAGTAATTCGGTGACCTCGTCATCCTCTCGTTCCATGCAAGCGATGATTTCGTAACCGTTCTTCACGTCTCCTTGGACAATGACAACGTGACCGGGTTGGATACGCATGGTCCCGCAGGTGAAGAGACCACGGGGAGTACCACGAGCGCTGATGTTTTTCGTGAGCTTCAAAGAGAACTGTGAACTGCCAAGGATTTTCTCGACCATGGCGAAGTTGTCTGGCTCGAAGAAACCCTTGAGGGCTTTCTTGATTTGCTTCTGATTCTGGAACAGTGCCGAGCTGCTTTTAGAGATATTGATGTTTTTGGGCATGTTGGATGGTGTTGATGTGTATAAGTCTGCTGGGGGGTAATATACCTTACCCACCTCACATAGTTCAATTTTTGTAAAGTTCTGTGGTAAGAGGATTACAGAGGATTACAGAGGAGTACAGAGGAGTACACAGGAGTACAGAGGAGTACAGAGGAGTATAGAGGATTGAAGAGGACTATAGAGGAGTACAGAGGAGTACAGAGGAGTACAGAGGAGTACAGAGGAGTACAGAGGAGTACAGAGGAGTACAGAGGAGTACAGAGGAGTACAGAGGAGTACAGAGGAGTACAGAGGAGTACAGAG